AATGATTTACCAAAGCCAAGCGCAGGGCCACCAAATGGAAGTGCTATAATGTTTGCGGGATCAAAAAAACCAGCGCCAAAGTTAGCAGCAAAGCCAGCATCAGCCATTGTTTTTCTAGACTGAATGCCGCGATCAATCTGTTGTTTTAGGTTAATCATATGATCTGAGTTTCTAGCGTGTAACAGATCCTTGGCGTAAAGCTCATATCCCTCTATATCATCTAGAGGTGAATAGTTTTTGTCGTAAACATTCCCCTTATCAAGCGTGTTGCGTAGCGCATTAAATAATGGGCCGTACTGATAAGAGTATTGTGCGCCAACAACTTCAGCAAAAGAAACTTCTTCTTTTACCTCTGGCGGCAAAAACCTAGAAACATTTGGCTTAGTAACATCAATCAATTTTTTACTCCGCTACTCAATAACCAGTGTTCTCTTGCCTTGATTTATTTCAACTTGCAATGGGCCACTTCCATCAGACTGCCTTAGTTGTTCTGCTTTTCTTATTTCTTCTGGGGATGGCTGGCTGGCAGATATTCTTTCTTGAACAACTTTTTCACGCGCATCTAAAATATATTGCTCATTGCTCGCAAACGCAGCGGGTACAAGATTAAAGACCTCACTACCTTCCTCACCCTCAGGCTGCACTCGGATAGGATTAAAGCCAGTAACAGGATCATATGACATTGCCATCCATATAGTCCCCATTGGTGTGCCTTCTTGCATTGGAATTAGAAAGGCTCTGTTTTTAAGATCTACTGTTTCATTTTCTAAACGTCCAAGTTGAGTTATCATACCTTGAAAAAATGGACTGACATTAGTTTCTTTACTTTGATCAGAGGGACTTGCAGTAGACTTTATCAATCTAAAGTCACCAACAGACGCAAGTGTAGTTTCAACATGCATTAAAAACTCAGACATAACTTTTTCTTCTGGAAAGTGCCTTCTTAATGAAGCAGTAGACCTCATTACGTTTGGACTTTTAGGGTCAACAACATATCCTTCAGTGTCTTGGAATATTCTTTCATAATGATCGTTAAGCATTTCTGGTATATTATCAATTGCTACCATATTTGATGCAGACAAAAACTCAGCTAAAGGCGCTAGCATATTTACAGCTTTTGGATTTTCTTTTATTTCTTTAAGATCGCTATTTAAAATAAACTTTACGCCACTACCTCCAAGATCTTTATTTGAAAGCTCAATATCAACAGCCGTTCTTTGAGTCATTGTTCTTAAAACATTTGGAATTGATTCTGTGCCTGTAACTTGAGATAAGGCAACAATCCCAGATATTTGTGCAAGAGTTTTATCATCAACCAATCCATGCAAAATATTTCTTTGAAATCCATCCTCACCAATGTTTGAAGTTAGTGACGTTAAATATGTAATAGTATTTAAAACCTCTTGGTCACTTAAACCGCCATTAAACATTTTGCTAATAGCAAGATTAATGCCCCTTGGCATTGTTCCATTTGCAATTATTGAGTTTAAGCCAACACCAACAGATGTTTGCACTGCCGCAGCAGCACCGCCATTTGTAACAAAAGACATAACTGTAGCTGTAGGATCAGTTGAGTTTGGATCAAGAATGCTAGAAATCATTTTGTCTGCGTGAACAGCAGACTCTTTTGTATTGCCGCCTGTTCCGTTTAAAATAGATCTTGTTCTTGAAACATCTTTTTGTTGCTGAGTGTAGTTACTATCAATTGGCTTTCTTATTTCTCTTATGTGAGCTTCAACTTTGCCAAGCGTATCGTCAGTAACATTGTTATTTATAATGTCAGCCGCTGTTACCATTTGTGGTGTAAGCAAGTTTGTTGGCCCTGCACCAGACCGCGTAATGTAATTTGAAAACTGCGTAATTTGGTCAGGCGTCATAGAATCAATGATGCCATTAGAAACACCCTTAGCTACAGATAGCTGTAGTGCTGTTTGATACTTTGCTTTGTCATCAATATCTAAATCTGTGTTAGCATTAATTTGACTAATTAATAAATCAAGTTGCTCTTGATCTGTAGCACCAGACTGTATTTCTCTTGAGGCTTGAGCAACAGCGTTATCAAAATTAACCTTAGCCTCTACTTTGCGCTTTGTTTCCGCTGGTTTGTTCTGAGCATTGGTAATAATTGTATTAGCAAATCCCATGTTATTTGTATCAAACATATTGCCTACTGATGAATACAAACCATCAACAATAGCTATTTGCTTGCTTGTTAATCCTGTTTTGTCTCCATTTGCTAAAGCGTTTCTAAGTTCAACATGGTTGCCATCTAATGTCGCAACTTGAATAAGAGGGCGCACAAGAGTTTCCCTTAAATCCTGTTTAGCCGCTTCCATTTTAGGAGCGCTCATTCCAGAAGCCTCAATGCTTCTTACTGTATCATTGTAAAATTCTATAGATGCATTAACGTTAGACAGGACTGCTTGAGGCCCAGACATAGCATTTGGCGCAGCAATCATTTCATCTGAAAAAAATGAATCATAAGCACCCTTAAGAAGACCAGCGTCTTGCGCATCTAAAGAATTAAAAAATGTTGCTTCAAAGTTTTCTGCATAGCTAGATGCTTGCGCTTTTGCAGCAGCTTGTTGCAATCTTAATACTTGATCGTAGTCAGAAGCAGCGCCATTTAACTGTGCTATAACAGAGGCTTTATTAGAACCGCTAATTAATACTCCAGATATTATCTCGCCGTTATCATCATCCATACGACTAAGAACATCAAACGCTAAATTACGCACTGTTTCATCTGTAGTTAAATCATTTCTTTGCGTTCTTATAGCTTGAATTAACTCAGTTCTTTGAATCGGAGTTAAGTCTTTCATTTTAGGAATTAAATAAGCTGATGCTATAGCGCCATTAAAGTTGTCTCTAGCTTCATAAACATCATTAACACCAATTGGGAGTTCTGCAACTCTACCATTATCTAAGTTTTCTAAAGCAGCATCCCTTAATAATATAGCTGATTCCACATTATAGGAAGCTACACCTGTTGCCTCATTAAGATAACTTTGGGTGTCTCTTAAAATTAATTCATAAGTATTTTGCCTAGCTCTAGTTCTTTGCGCATCTTTAAGATTAAGCTCTGTAAGCTCACCGTAAACGCCACCAGTTTCAACAATGAACTGTCGGTATCTACCCTCTGAATTTTTAGCAAGCTCAGTAACGTAATTATCAAAGTTCTTTCTGTAAGCCACAGGATTAAGATCATACTTAATCGCAAGCTCTTTAGCTTTTGCCTTAACATCTTGTTCAATAATATTTGTAAACCGTTGATTGGCAACCTTTTCATATGACTGCCTTGCTATAGAACCAAAGCCTTCTGGTGATTTAAGGGCAGCGGGTTTTCCAGTAACAGGATCAATAGATTTAAACTCAGCAACAGCAACGGATAGTGCGCTTTCCTCACCAGCTTTTTGAGCTTTGTCAGAGGCAACACGAAATGCTTCTTCACGAATTATATTACCAGTACGCTCTAATGCTCTGCCAATTTCTCCAGCGCCAGTATCAAAGTTTGTTTTAACTCCAATAGGCTGATTTAAAACCTGTGCAGTTCTTCTAATAACAGCCATTATAAACCGCCCCCACCGCCAGCAGTGCGTTGTGCTTGCGCAATTCCATAAGCAAGCGTTGTCATAGCATTAAGCCTACCAGCTACTAAACTATTCTTAGCGCGTTCATTTTCTACAAGCGCAGCAGTTGCGCGACTACTTGCTTCCATTGAAGCTTGAAAACCTATTCTGGATATATCCTGACGCATTGGCTCTCTCTCACGATTAAGAAAAGCCTCTACGCTCATGTCGCCACCAACATCTCTGTTGAATGCAAAGTAAGCTTCATTGGCTGCAAGATCATCAAAGTATTGCTCTTGCCTTGCTGTTTGCTGTTGTCTTGCTTGTATTTTACCAACCTCACGGTCGATCTTCATTTGACGGGCGCGTTGCTTTGCAGCATTGGCTTGCGCCTCTGCTTGCTGCATTTGGCCCATTGCGCCAAGAACTGCTCCAAATACTTGAAAGATCATTAGAATACAAGCTCCGCTATAATTCCATTTACTTGCATAGATAACGGCGCAGACTGTGTAATCTCTACTTGAGGATCACGATTGTACCCCATTAATCTAAACTCTTTTTTACCAGTAAACGGCGATAGTTGCTGTGACAAGTCATCTGTTACCTGTCTAATTACTAGATTAGTTCCATTTACGCTTGCTGATAGCGTAGTATTTAAGTCAACAATAACGCTTGCAAGACTGCGTGGCTGACCAGTAATAGGGCCATTGCCAGCTTGTACATCTATTGGATTAGTCTTGAGATTGACATTAAACTTATATCCAATCTCAACGCTTGTTAGCGTATTGTCGATTGAAGAAACATCTACATTCCCAGACGCAACAGTAAACTCGCCAACATAGTTATTTCCACTAATAACATTAACAACAGCGCCGTTGGCAAAATCGGCAGATACATTAAAGACACCAGCCGTGCCGGTATATGTTCCCGACATATCTGTATTGTAGGTAGAATCAAATTCGCACAGATGAATCTTTTCAGTTCCCGCCCCAGTATCAAAAACAACATTAGCAAACACCCTGTCATCTACAGTTACACAAGAATGAAACTTGCCTTGGCTTGTAAACTCAGCCCAGCCAGCGCGTTGCTCTCCTCTATTAGAATTAAATACTGCCATTGTACCATCAGCATTAATAACAAACACATAACTTTCAGAGCGATCTATAGCTCCGTAGAGCGTGTTCATTTCCACAGGCGTCTTGATTAAGTGGGAAGACAAAGAAGATATTGGTACGGCAGTATATGCGGCTTCAGCGTCAGAGAATAAATACTCTCTTATAATTGCCCCGCCTTTTTGTACAAATAGGGTTGCGCCATCAAGAGATTGAGGGCGAACAAAATCTACCCCAAATGGTGTCTGCCTTCTTATCTGTGCGTTAGTCGGCGTAAGCGGCTGATTGGTGAAAGCTGGAACATACATTTCCGATGTGCTGGTAAACACTTGTAGATCACGATTAGAAACAATGTGACGGATTTGGTTTACCTCACCAACGCTTGCGGTCAAATGAATAGAATCATTATCACGCGCTTCATACACATTGAAATTGTAATATGACGCTGACTTACTAAACCAAATAGTATCTGGCTGCGCTAGTGTTCCAGCAAATACTAATCTGTTTTGATGAAATGTAATTGCAGAAGGATAACCACGAAGAGCGGAGTAAGATTGCTCTGACCAAATTGCAGTGGGCGCATGAGTTTCTATTTTAGGTGTGCCGCCGCCATCAACAGATTCATTTGCGTTAGCACCAGCAGCAAAGATAAATCTATCATCGTCAAGAATAGAGGCTACAGTTCTTGTGCCATTAATCTGATTGCTAGATATACCCCCAACAGTTCCAGCATGAGAAACAACAATACTATCGTTTACTTTCATGCCGTGATTAACAAACGTAACTTCAATATCTGCGCTGCCTTCAGTTGTTCTAAAAGCATTTGGATCAAGATGTGTTTCTAACTTATCTTGCACTGTGCCAGTTGCCTGAGTTGTTGACTGCACAGAGGTAATTTCTATTTCAGAGTTTCTGTATTTTAATGTAATCCCAACATGCAAAGAATTAGGATAATTGCCGCCTGATTGACTGCCAGTTATATCAAAGTAAGCAGAACTTGTTGTAAGCGTAACACCAGTTCCAGTTGTTGCTGACGGATCTAAAGTAATATCAATAGGATGAAAGCTATAATATGGCTGATAGATTTCAGTAGTGTCCGACTTTACATCAAAGATAAAGGTTTCTACTTGAAATGTAGTTAATCCAGTACGCACAATTTGTTGCGGCATAAACGTGGGATGGCATATAAACATCACATCGCCAGCTTGAGCGTAAGTAAACTCATGCATATAGGTGTGAGTAAACTTTAGCGCATCACTGTTTGTGTCTTGTGTAATGGTTTGAATTAAGGAAACAGCACCAGTGACTGCATTGATCTGAAAAATCCTCAGCTTTTGATGCTCCATAGATATAATATAGCGCTCATCATCAGAGAAGATAAAAGGCAGCAAGCGAGATTGCTGTACCTTCGTGGCATCATAGGTAGTGTCAAACGCGTAGATGTTTTGTAAACCAGCGCGTTTAATAACGCCGCCCTCAGCGCGTAAGAACAAGTTCTCAACTCTTTGCGCTGATGCTGTATATACAGCTGTATCAGTCCTTGAATACAACGATGGGCTAACTTCACCAAACTGGAAGTTAGTTATGGGTACTCTTACTTTCTGCATTAGCTACGCCTTTGCGAGACAAAACGTGTTGTCAAAAGCTTTCTTGTTGTCTGTTGCTGTGCGTCTAAGTTTCTGGCTTTAATCATAGCCATCTGACCTTTTTGCTCCATTAAAGATGACAGGCTGGCATCTCGCGCAAGCGCTACAGCAAACACAGCAGCAAGCTCATATTCTACTGCCATTACAAAATATGAAGGCCAATCAACTTCTTCAGCCCTAAATGTGTAGTCAAGTATTAATGTTTCGTTTGACGTAGCGTCACAAAAAACTTTATTACCGTAGGTCTGATATTCAATTGGGCTATCGTTAATTGTAACCGCGTGAACCATTAAAGAATCGGACGGAAGCTGATAGGCAGCATCATAACGTCCTGTTGGTGCATCTGATAATCTATTTAAAACTGACTGATTGGTTGCAAAGCGCCACCTACAGTTTACTAATGAAGATCTAGCAACGTCTTCATACATGTTGGAAGCAACAAGCGCTTCATTATTCCCATCATCAAAAGATGTAATTGGCTCTGCACCTATTAAGATGAGAGCGCGGCTTGATACATCTACCGCTGAGTTTGCTGAAGTACTTGTTACTGCCATGTAAAAGTATGGGGGCTTGCGCCCCCACCCCTATTAATCGCCGTCAGTTTCAACAATGGCAGTGCCATCTGAAACATCAACAACTGAGCCAGTGTTTGATAACACATTAACAAAGTTTGTTGTTGGCGTGTTTGTGTCTACACAAATAACTACGTCACGAACTGCAAGCATGTTTGCTGCATCGTTAAAGTAGCCAGAAGTATTTACCGCAGCGATTGCATCCGCTGAAGTGTAGAACCAAAGAGAGCCATTAGACGCACCAGCAAGGCGAGTCAAATTTGCTGCATTATAAGCCATGTTCAGACCCCTTATGTGTTGTTGTCTAAGAGTTCATAGATACCGTTGTCATCAATAACAACAGAACCCATAGACATCATAGATGTTGCAAGGTGAGAAACTTTCTCAGGAACATAGTTGATCTCAGTTGAGACATCAGAGTTGATGCCCAAACCAATCGCAGTTGTGTGGTAACACATGCTCTTACCAGCAGCGACAGCAGATGTTGAAAAGATCTTGAAGCCCAAGAATTCTTTCATTGTCATGCCGCCAGCATATGGCAAGTTCTGCTCTCCAACAAAGTCAGAAGAAGCAAACTCTGTAATAGCAAACAAGTCAGCATAACCCTTTGGATGCATAGCAATATAACGCTGTCCATCCTCTGGAAGATCTGCTGATCCAAATGTTTCAAATACAGACAGTAGGTCTGCTTTCTCAACAGCTGAACTTGTATTATGAATTTGAGTTGAGTTTGCACCCGCGTCCATTGCCGTAATCAGAATGCTATCAGTTTTGCGACCAAGTGCGGCTGCGGCTGATTGTGCAACAGCTTGACGCTCATTGATGTTGATCTTCAACTCATCAAGTTTATCAAGATATTCTGCTGCATAGTAATCTGACATCGTTGCCTCAACAGTGGTGTGAGCCAATTCCATCGGAGTTACATTGCCGTTGCGTGACTTAGTGCTTGCTTCAGCGGTTCCAATTTTTTGGAAACGTACAGTCGAACCAGTTACATTGGCAGTCCGTACAGTATTACGCAGTTTGGAACCCATACGCTGATACGCCATATGCACATCGGATTCAAACTGCTTGATGAAGGCTTGGTCAATAGTATTAGCCATTTCAAGAAGTCCTTTTTAAGGTTGCATTTGGTATCGTGGGTGTCCGCTTATCACTTCAATGCAGGTGTCCTAACGGGCTGCTCAGTGCATTACGGGCCTTGATGTTTCATGTGAAACATTTTTTTTACTAAAATTGCAACGTACAAATTCAACATAATCATGATTATTTGATGTTTGTACCCCGATAGCTTCAAATCCAAGCCATGTTGCCCACTGAACCATAGCTTCATTCTTAGCTAAAACAGTCATAGACATATTCATTTCGCTTTGATCAAAGAAACTCATTAGCATTTTTGAACCTCTAGCTAACAGCTTAAAGTTATCTTTAACCTTATCTGAAAACAGAGCAAACATTTGGGGGAACTCAGTGTCACCATTACTATAGAGTATGCCACCAACAAATATAAGTGGCTTGCCAGTGCGCCGCACGACGTAAGCTTGCGCTGTTTCGCTCATAACATTGAAGACTTCATCAAGATCTGTATGCCCTAACATAGCAAGCTCTTGTTTATTTTCTTCGGATAGATTTTCTTTAAACTCTTTCCGATGAAATGATTTAAGGGGCGTCATGTAATAGTCGCCCCTTGTTAGTATTTTTACCTCATCATCCATACAGACGCTTAAAGCCTTCATCTACCTGCTTAACAAAATGAGAATCGCGCTTTGATGCATTCCAATAACGCTCATCTTTCATCATTTCTTCTAAACTTTGCTGTGTTATTTGAGATGATGGCTGCGCGTCTGTTGTTGGTGACGGATCTCTAGTTGCTTCCATTATCGCCTCAAGGGCAATAATACCGTCTGCGGTTTCACACATGCGCTCAATTGCTGGCAACGCATCTGCTGGAAAAAATTGATTGGCAAACAAAGAGGCAGCTTCAATGCGCTGATTGGCATTGTCACCAAGTCTTTCAGCTTCAGCCTGAAGATCTGGCCCATCACCAAATGCTTTGGCATACATTTCAATGCCTTCTTGGAACTCTTCTTGACTCATGCCACTTTCAAACGCGTGAGTAGACCACCAATCAAGAAGGTCATTATCAACAGAACTGTCCTCATCAATAATATCAGGCAGTACATACTCACCTTTAGATGCTGGCCTGTTTTCAAAAGCCTTTTCTTGAATCTCTTGCATCATCTGTTCACGAATAGATTCTTCTTTAGCTCCAAGCTTAGAAGACAATTCGCTGTAAGATTTTGCTAAATCTTCACCAGTGTTAAACTTTTCTGGTAGCCACTCAGGTCTTTCTGGCGCTGGCTCAGAGTTTTCTGGTGCTGTGCCATACGCACCGCCTTCTTGAATTAAACTTTCTTCAGACATCTTTTTTAATCCTATGTGCGTGTTCTACTCGTCTTTCAATCAAGCCAACTAAATAACGCTGGCCTTCCATATGGCGCAACTCATCACCAGTAACATTAGGGCCGTATACGCTTTCAATAGTAATAGAACGCAAATAGCGCAGTACTTCTTTACCCGTTGGGCTAGAGAAGATCTGCGCTATATTTTGACTAATCTGTTGATCCTTTTGCTTAGGACGCATTATTCCATCTAACGGAACGTATGCAGATTGTTTACTCAAGTGGAACCTCTTGCTGTTGCTGTTGCATTTGCTGCATCATTGCAACTATCTGCTTACGCTCTTCTTCATCACGAATCAAGGAGTCAGGTACACCAAACTTTTTAGCAAGATGCGCGGCAGTCTCTTCTGAGTTAATTAATACCATTGCCATCTCTGGTCCAAAAGTTCCATTAACTAATTCTAAGAAGCGGGCAATTGAAGAAATGTCTTGATTTGCTTGCGCTTGCGCTAATGGAGATACAGACTTTACTTTGACTTCTCTGCCGTTGACCGTTGGAACCTCAATGCGACCCTGTTTTTTGAGTATATAAATAACCCTTTGCAATACCGGCTGAACAAGTTCGGCTTGTAACCTTCCAAACGCAGAACCAATGCGGCGAGACAAATCTGCCATGCGTTCTGCCACCTCGGTAGCGGAGGCTGGAGTCCTATCTGGGTTGCCCAGCATATCATTGTATAATGCGCGTTTGATATTGAGGCGCATGTCCGAGAGTATAAGTTGTGCGACATTAAAATCCCCTGCGGCTTGTATAGGCTGCAACCCCGCAGAACCCATAGCTTTTGGTATAATCGACCCCGGAACCAAATTAATTGTATCAGGATTAATTACCCCATCATCCTCCATTTGGTAGACACCAGATATTGCCATCTGTGCATTCTCAAGAATGAGTTCTACTGTAAGGTTGGTTGTTTTAATCGCGCTAAGTGCATTGATAAGTGGGCCTCTGCCATAGACTTCACCAGCGCACTTAGACCATCGAAAGCAAATAAAAGGATTAGAACCAATACCCTTCATTGCTTTTGTATAAATCACTGTGTTGGTTGTCATGCAGAATGCATAGCTTAGGTATGCTTCTTCATTTTTAACAGAGTAATCACGACAAATAAGCTCAAGCACAGTTGTTGTTTTATCTGCGCTGTTGGTCATCATTGATTGCAGTTGAGGATTTAGCTGCGCCTTGGGATATAAAATAGGCAGTTGATCAAATCGAATAGCTTTGCGCTCACGATAAACATGGTCAATTTTATCGTCGGGGCCAGTATCCAGAATGACATGAGGCAAAGGAATAGCTGAGAAAGAAACTGGTTGTACTGCATTCCCCTCTTCGCAAACCAGAACACCAGTCCCGACTGCCAAATCCATGAATGACTCATGGACTTCTTGGGCAAAGTTTGAGTTTTGAATTACTTCAAAAACATATTCTGTAACTTCATCAAGCTCATTATTAATATCTTCACGATCTTCTTTGGGAACCTCAGAGCCAGCAGTAAGATCTGCCCACCTTGCAAAGTTTGGCACAAGGCCAGACTGCAAGCGTGATGCAAACTCTTGCACACCTACAACGGCAGTTTCATCAAAGATCTTATCATCTCTGCGCTGCCCAATAGTTTCATGGTAGAATGACTCCCGCTGCGGAAGGGAATACTCATAGCACTCTTCAAACAAAGGAACGAAATTTTCGCGCTTAGACTTTGCGCGTTCATAGCGCTCTAAGTATTTCTTCGCTACGGGATCAGTTATCATGAAAAGAACCTATTGTAATATCCAATGCCACCACCCATTCCGGTGATTAAGCTACGGCGTCCGCGAGCGCCAGACCGCCGACCTTTGCGACCCGTTTGACCCAGCGCTGATTGCTGTTTCTTTAATCTTTCCTGACGCGCCTGTGCAGAGCTAACTGGTGTTGGCTCCATTTCTGGCTCATCAGTTTTCATTGCGGTTGCGGCTTTAGTAGCCGCTGTTTCTGTAGACAGCAAAGATTTGGGAATAACAGTTTTAGTCGTTTCTTTCTGTCTATTTAGGGGTTGAGACATTGAAGCAGTCTGCTCTTGCTTTAAGCGCTCAGTGGCAGCAGCTTTAGCATCGGCAGCTTCTTGAGCCGCTTTCTTTTTTGCCTCTTCCGCCTCAGCTTCTTGTTTCTTTAATTGCTCATCAACCTTGGGGTCTCTTCTTGGCTTACTACTTCCAAAACACATTGTTTATTCCTTTGTTTGTTTACTCTGGCATATGCAGAGAAAATAAAAAAATGC